ATGCTCACCATTAAGCAGATTGACGCAGCAAAGCCCAAGGATAAGCCGTACAGGATTGCAGACGGCAACGGGCTTTATCTCTACATCCCGGCTTCAGGAAAGAAGGTCTGGCAGCTCCGGTATCAGTTCGAAGGGAAAGAAAAAATACACACGGTGGGCAAGTATCCGGAGATCGGCCCTGCCGATGCCAGGAACATGGCTTTTGAGGTAAAGCGTGATTTGGCGATTGGGCTTAACCCGGCGACAAAGAAACGTCAGCAAGAAATGGCGCCTGACACTTTTTCCTCTATATATGAGGAGTGGTACAAGCACAAACGTCCTGTCTGGTCAGAGGGGTATGCAGTGGAGCTTCAGCGGATGTTCGAAGCCGACATACTACCTTATATAGGGAAGATGGCGATGGATGAGATTGAACCAATGACACTGTTAAAGGTGCTCAGAAGGTTCGAAGATCGCGGGGCAATGGAGCGGGCTAACAAGGCGCGCCGTCGGTGCGGTGAGGTTTTCAGGTACGCGGTTGTTACCGGTCGGGCAAAATACAATCCTGCGCCAGATTTGGCTGATGCTATGCGAGGCTACAGGAAACAGAACTTCCCTTTCCTTCCGGCTGACCAGATACCAGCCTTTAACCAGGCACTGGCCGGTTACTCCGGAAGCATCATTTCAAAAATTGCCACACAGGTTCTGCAATACACCGCTATGCGTACGAAGGAACTCCGGAGTATGCAATGGGTAAACGTCGATTTTGAGAACAGGGTTATCAATATTGACGCTGAGATGATGAAAAAGAAGCGCACTCATGTAGTGCCCATGTCTCAACAGGTTTATGACTTACTTCAGATGTTGAAGCCAGTAACGTCCGTGTCACCATACGTTTTCGCCGGCAGAAACGATAAAAGTAAGTCGATAAGCGAGAACGCCGTATTGCTTGTCATTCGTCAGATTGGATATGAAGGCCTGGCAAGCGGTCACGGTTTCCGTCATCAGTTCAGCACAATCCTCAACGAGCATGGGTGGTCATCAGATGCCATCGAGCGACAGCTGGCGCACGTAGACAAAAACAATATTCGCGGCGTCTACAATCATGCGCAGTACATGGATACGCGACGCGAGATGATGCAATGGTGGGCCGACTACATAGATGGAAAGGTTAGCTGAGGATTAGCCATCAGTGGATCTGCAGCTTTGAGATTATTCTATCTTAGAAGCGGGGCCTTATAATCTTCTCCGCAAAATCATAACATTCGTTCGCACACAGCAGCACAAACAACCATAAAGTAACACACCTTCATGATTGCCCGCTTAAAGCGGGCTTTTTCATGCCTGTGTCTGGTTGGATATCTATACTGTACTACCCCAAGCGACACTCATCATCCCATTCATATCGTAGGCCGATACGGATCCTCATCGTCGACAATCGTAGCCGTAACTTTCCCCAGCACGATAATTCTCCCCATCACCTCGCCTTCCAGAGTTTCACCGTCTGGCGTAATCAGCCCGGACGCGAACAGAATCCCGATCATGGGATAGCCATCGTACTGAAACGCCACTTCATCACCCGGCTTCGCCCGCTCCGCGCCGTCAACGATGACAAAGCCATCTTGCGTTTCGATGCGGAAGCTGCTCGATGTGAAAGGCGTATAGTCCGGTTCCGCCTGGTGCATGCCATACGTCTTAAATGAGGCTGTCACATCACGTACCCCATGTTGCGTAGCGCCCACGTCTTGTTTTCCTTCACAGCGTCTATCTCAAGGAAATTCGACTGGTAGCGCAGGATATACTCGTTGCACTGCTCCAGCGTCCAGATGTGGTTGTACTTTGCCAGTGCCAGGCGGAACTCGTTCGTTGTCACTATCCGTCGGCTGCGACTGTCCAGTTTGATAGCATCCCGAAATGCCCAGCCTACTTCGTACCCGCGAGCCATGATTTCACCCTCCATAAAATTACTGTATATAAACACAGTAATATCGGGCGAGATTTTTGGCAAGCCGCTGCGTTTGGGGATTTTGTAAGGAACATGATGCGGAAGGGATTTTTTCGGAAGGGATCGGCGTGAGTGGATAAATTGCAACCACTCACACATGAGGAAACTCTTAACATTTATGTAGCATGACCCTTCACGCTCAGCATGTTGCAATGTATTATGACGCGCCTTTGAACAATATTTCATGTCAGCCAATACCATGTCATGCGAAGGAATAAACTTGAAGAGTATTTTTGGAGATCGGATTTATACGATTGATGCACTGCGCGGCATAGCATCACTTTCTGTTGTATTTTGGCATTGGCGGCATTTCTTTCATCTTGACGATGGTACTTTCAGTCTCTCTATGGAGAAGCAGCCTTTTTACAAAGGTTTTTCAATATTGTATGGCTACGGGTTGCATGCTGTTGAGTTATTCTTCGTAATATCAGGCTTTGTTTTTTTTCATCTTTATTATGAAAAAATTCATTCTGGCGTTGTAGGTGCTAAAGAATTCTTTGTCAAACGGCTCACCCGACTTTATCCACTTTTCATTATGAGTACCATCATAGTTGGGTTGCTTCAGTTAGCATACAGGCAATATCATCAAAGTTTCTTTGTTTACCAATACAATGATTTGTATCATGCAGTTCTAAATATCTTGATGATACAGGCGTGGGGATTTCAGCAAGGATGGTCATACAATGCACCCAGCTGGTCTATCTCAATTGAAGCTCTCCTTTATATTCTTTTCTTCGTCATCAGCTTAACATCAAAAAGGCCTTTAGCTTTATCCATATTAATTATGGCGGTATCATTTTACTTTTCCGATGTAAACCCGATGATAGCCAGCGGAATTTTTTGTTTCTTTACTGGCGTTTTTTCTTACATAACAGTCACGAAATTAATATCACGTTCAGGTGCTCTTTTTTCATTTATTTTATTTACTGCCGCATCCCTGATTTTGTGGTGCTTGATATTTTCATTCTACCTAAAAAACATATATGTTATAGTTTTAATTGGATTCTTCCCGGTCGTGTGTGCCTTATCCTCATTAAGCGCATATGCACCCACATCTGCTAAAAGTCTTGAGTGGTTGGGTAACATAAGCTTTTCATCTTATCTGTTGCACTTCCCTCTACAGCTGGTTTTCGCGGCGGGCTGTGACATGCTGGGTAAATCACGAGATGCATTCTACAGCCCGTATGTTTTCCTGGCGTTTTTGTTGATACTTATCCCACTCAGCCTTGCTTCATTCCATTTTTTCGAAAAGCCCTCTCAGAAATATCTACGGAAAGTATTTAGAGAAAGAAAAAGTTCTTAAATTATGGTTTTTCTGGCCACTTAATGTCTGGCGCGGTTGATGTGTCAACCCGATTTAACAGCACTAAGTATTTCTTTAGATTTATAAGTTTATCTTTTTCATCATCTAGCGCCATATCAAGATCGGAAGCATATTGAAGTGGCGCTATTTCATCAGTCGCTGCCTGCATCAGTGACTTTTTTTCTCTTTCAGCAATGGATACATACTCATCTTTGGTGGGCTTCGGAGTTTCGCTGAGAGTCGGTAGACCATTTTCGTCCGAGCCTAGTACGCTGCCGTCCGACAAACCATTGAGAAGCTCAGCCCACCTATCATCACTAATCTCAACTGCATCATCAGGCATTGAATTAGCATTGATATCTAAATCATAAAAAGCGTTATTTTTTGCTGAGTAGTATTTCATATCAGTATCCTAAAGCGATATATCTTGCTGAAATTGCAGTCCCTAAATTAGAACCGGAGAGGCCAATCTTTGGCGTTGTTAAGCTTACACTTCCTGTCTGATAGTTTGTAAAAACAGATATGCCGGCAGTTGTTCCTCCTGTTAAGTCCCTTAGGCTTGCTGTCAGTTGCATTAACGCCGTTGGAAAAGCAATTGGATATGTCCCTGTCAGCGTTGCCTGTGAACCGCTAGAAGGCGACCCTGATAAATACCCCCACTGAAGTATTAATCCATTCGGGAATTTGGTATACCCGATCTCTCCAGTAGACAAGGGGAAAAAACTCATGTCAGGAATCTGATTGGTTCCAGCACCAACGGTTCGTTTTGAAGCGTTGCCTAATGATAAGTTCGTCGTTAGTGCGTTAATTAAATTATTTAATAAACTAGCAATATTTCCATTATCCAGAGCATCAAGCCCTGCTTGAGCAATGAACTGGCCTAATACAGCGGCCATCGTTGAAGACTGGCGGAGTGCTTTATTTATTTGTGCAGATGAGGCTTTACCGGACTGAAAGCCAGTAAGTAACGCCGCCAGCGCCTCATAGTCCGCCTGGCTCGTTACATTTGCACTAGCGCCTATACCAAAAGCTTTAAAATTATTAGTAGCCATTAGAGTGCTTTCTCCCATGCGCCATCATCAAATCCGGCGATGTATTCGTTATCCATATCGAAGCCAAAAAAACGACTACCGACGGAAGGGGTTAAAATTGAAGGGGTTTGTATGTTTCCAGCCCAAACTCCGGCAGCTTTGACAGTAAGATATCCCTGCCGAATTGCTGCCAGGAGCTCCAGAGAAACCTGATTGATGTCCTCTTCTGGGAAAACCCAGACAGAAATAGTCATATCCTGATTGTCGACAATTTGCATTTTTAAGCCGGAACCATCGAGCGCAGTATCCAAAATCGCTGGCAGCGAGTCGTTTTGTCCGTCCCAGCTGTTTATGGCTATTTTCGCCTTCAGGACGATGCGATAAGTGTCATCACTCAGACTTGTGAATCCGGCATCAGGGTCATAAGGCCCTTGCCAGACGCCCTGCTCCCATCCAAGCCCATCGGTATCAAACGAAAAGTACACGCCCGAAATAGGCTGACTGACGATTCTCGTTCGCCCAATCCACTCACCCAGCACATCCAGCTGCACACCGACCGCGTTGTCGATATCGAATGCAGTGAGCAAATTCTGCAGGGCTGTAGAGGTATCGATAAGCGGACGCGTAGACAGGTCGACGTGATCGACAAACAGAGGCTTCCCTCTGTGATAGTTGGTAATCAGGTCGGTGTATCTGCTCATGACGTCACCGTAAGCGCGATATTTGCAGTACTGCAGGACGCAGATTCGTTGAAGGCTATAACGACATTAGAGGCCACAACTGTTCCGGCCGACTTACCAATCGCCAGCGCGTTGATGTCATAGTATTTCGCGTTGCCGCCGCTCACGACACCAAGGTTAGCCGGCGAATAAAGACGGCTGAGAAGAACGTCATCACCTATCGTCAGGCTGTTGATGTAGTCGGCGATAGCCTGCTTTATCTGCTCGCCAATCTGAGTCGTGTAACCGGTGAAAACTTTCAGCGTTATGGCGATATATATCGGCACATCAGTCGACCGCGAGAAGCTGATTGCGTGCGGGTTATCGTATTTATCCGGCACGGTTACTGTCGTCGAGCCGTAGGTGCTGACACCCTGACCTTTCTTCCCACGAATGGTCTGCGCAATATCTGTGACGTCTCCACCATCCACTATGGCTGCGATTGAATGCGCCGGAATGCCATTGCTGTCTACTGAGCCAGTATCATTCTCATAGAGCTTGTGACGGGTCACGCCAGTTATGTTTGCGATTGCCCCATCAACTGCCTCGAATGGCGTTAGCGACGGTATTGCAACACTTTGCGCCTGCCGTATGCGCAACTGAGCATCCGTTTCCGCGGCAGAGCCTACAGTCGCTGCGTTAGCGTTGGATACGGCTGTCCAGCCGCGCGTTGGCGTGTTTATTTTTGTCACGCTTCCCGCAACTGCCGCAACTGCACCCGAATTAGCGCACGTCGCCGTCACAGTGATAGCTCCGCTGGCATCTATTGTCACAGTTGCTGGCAGGTTCCAGATGATGCCGTTAGCATCTTTTACGGAGCCATTTGTGATCGTCGTTCCTGCGGTGCCGGTCAGCGTAACGTCAACCGTAGAATTGGTTGCAGCCTTGCGCGCGATGCCGTTAATTTTAACGTTTCGCGTAAGGGCGTCGGTCATGCCGGATGACGGCGAGAAAGAGTTGTAAACCTGAATCGCTGTGTTGTTGGCATCGTGGACCGCCAGCGCAACAAGCGCAACCATCTGCCCGTCCTTACTGTCAGGCTCGAGATAAGCGTCTGTGCCGTAAATCTGCTGAAAATATTCGGTGATAGTGCTCAGGATTGTCTGGTAATCGGGCGCACTTATCCCTGAGGCGGTCACCGTAGCGGAGAGCCCCAGCGTGTCTAAATTGAGAGCCATTACGCCTCGCTTGTAACTGTCGTCGTTCCGTAGATAGTGTCGATCGTCGCGGTAAACACTACGCGGCGGGATGATGTATTCAGCGTCGTATCGAACGACTTGATAGAGTTAACGCCACGCGTCTCAAGTATGCGCTGACGTATTGCGAGGTTATAAGTTTCCGGCTTCTGCTTACCCAGTACGGACTGGATCCACGGCGTTCCCTCTGTCGTGTCGAGGAACCACTGCCCATACCACAGCAGAAAGCGCGTTTTTATTGCCTGCGCCACCGTTTCGGGGGAGTTAATTAGCCAAGTGTCATCGCCCTGTCCGAAGGTGTAATCACCGCCGTCATCTTCGCGTCTGTATCGCATCAGTTCACCTTGCCAGAGTTGCCAGTACCAGTCTGGACGCCGCTATGGGTATGCTGGTCGCTGATGTCCTTGCCATTGGATGTGAGCGTGCCGATAAACTGGATCGCACCTGTGATTTTGGCCGCTGTGCCGGCTGCGATACTACCTACCATTCCTCCCATCCATGTCAGCAATCCGGTAATGGTCACCGCCTGGCTGAATTTGGCGAGAGGCGTAGTCACGTTTAGCCCGCCCGGCGCCACGATGTTTACGGCGTGACTGTTTGGGTCGAGCTCGATATAAGCAGCGCCGTCATCAGTACGCATCTGCAGCGTCGAGGTACTGATATTGCCTATCACCTCTGCCTGTGACTGAGGCCCGATGAATGCGAAGGCGTCTGAAAGGTCATGTTGTCGCGGATCAACCGGCTCCTGCACGCCGCCGTTCTGCCACCAGAAGTCGATGCAGCGATCGGAAAATACTACCAGGCACTCATCCCCGGCTTTCACCGGGAAAGTGATGGTACAGCCGCCACCGCGCGGAAAGACCACCGGAACGTCGACGAGCAGAGGTAATGGTGCTGACTTAAAATTGCCCGCCGCATCGGCAACCTGACCCGTTATTGCGGGTTGAACGGTGCAGGTATTAGCTATGGGGTCGTATGATTCAACGATGCCAGGAAGCGACACGCGTAGCATTGAGAAGATGCTGTCTGAAAGCGTCTTCATAGCCTGCTGCTCACCGCCAGCCAGCGACTGAGGATTTACTGACATGTTTACTCCAGGACAATAAAAAACCCGCCGAAGCGGGTTATTTTGAATTCTTTATCCATTTACAGTCGATTTTTTCAACCATCCGAGGGTGGACCCCATCAGGATAATCGTAAATGTATAATCGCTGGCGTTTGGGCATTTTCTCCCACTGCAACATCATGTCGCGAGAGAAAGGCATCGATACCAGCATGGCAGAGCTGTCACCCTGCTCACCAAGATATTTAACTGTCTGGTTCAGGGGCTGATAACCATTTACCTGGATGAATGATCTGTCATCTTTAGGGTAATAGAGAATGTAATCACCGTCGCCGCAATTCATAAAAGGCTGACCTGCGTCGTTAGCAGCAAACGAAGTAAATGGCAGCAGCAGTAATAAAAGAAACTTCCTCACGGAGCACCCCTGTTAATTGCAGAGCTTGATAGCAAATCGGCTGATCCGCGAGCGAAGCACATCATATCCATATACCAGGGCTGCCCGCGTGTATCGCCAGTATAATCGATAGACTTGACGATATATAAACCATCGGCCGCAATACTTGCAGGCTGTTGCAGTGTTCCGTTTACTGTCAGGTTTCCATTCACATTTTCTTCGCGGGCGCGCCCGGGCAAAGCCTTAACCTCATCCGCTGAAAGGCTGGTTCGATAAACTGAAGCCTGGTCAATTTGCACCAGGCCATTAAGTCGGATGTTTGGGTTTATCAGGCAGCGCACGTTAACTCCAGCGCCCATGGTTTGCTGCGGCATCCCGATCAGGCCGGTATCGCTGTTCAGTACGATGGCCTCCTGAACATATTTATCGGTCGGCACCATCTGCGCCTGACCGGCAACCAGTTGCCACGTCGCGCCACTTTGTGAAGCAACATTGTCCATTACATCGCGCGTTGACTGATACAGCACACGGCCGCGCGGGAATACTGTGGCGGGCGTATCGCCAGTGATGCCTTTCGTAACACCGTACGGGCTGAAACTGTCCATAGCGGCAGAGTGAACATCTGCGACGGTGTAACCGGCAGCGAGCGTTGTGGTTACGCTCGCATTCATGAATGCCTGATGGCCGTCAATCGCCTGAATTAGCACCCAGGTATCGGTGGGATTATCACGACCAGTCACAGTAAACCGAATATCGCCGCTGAATATCTCCCCGAAGTTCTGATCTGTTGAGTAACCCATCCCATCATAACCAGCGATGATCTTAATTTTCGCTAATTCCTGCCCCAAAATGCGAGAGGCAGTGTCTTTCGATAGGTTGTAGATCCGTACCATTGCTACGCGGGGCCAGCGGGTATCCGTCCAGGTAATGTTAAACACAACCTTGAAATCACTCAGGCTGATGCCGTCGCCCTTTTCGGACAGTATTTGCAGTTCGAAATGTCGCATCCAGTTCTGGGACATGTTTACTCCGTTACGGCCAGCAAATGGCTGCTAATGCCTAAATCGGTTTTGGTTGGGTAATCCTGCGCCGGATCATCACAGACTATGGCCAGGCCAAAGCCCAGATTGAGGTATGAAAATTGCGTCAGCAGGTTTGCGCCAGTCACCAGAGGAATTCCCGTGACGATGGCTTTTCCGCCGCTGTCTAGCAAGTCGATAATCCAGCCCGCATCATCACGCCACAGCGTCAGAATTGAATAATTGACGCCATTGATCGCCGTGTTGAATTGCTGGTTATCAGGCGTGAGTGGGATTTCAGAAATTTTCATAGGCTCCACCACCAGGCCACTTTTTGAAGGAACGAAGCATCGTCTCCAGGGATAGTGGATTTAACGCCGGAATTTTGAACTTCAGAGGTGCTAACTCCCTCCGTCATTTTTCCTTTGTCTGCAACGTTTACACTCTGGGTTTGGGTGATTAAAACCTCCCTGAGCGTCAGTGTTGCTGATAATACATTCTCTGTCGTTTTATCGGTGGTCACGTCCAGAACGCGAATAAGCATATTGCTGTAAATCCGCTTGCCGGTTGTGACGCTGAACGGAACACGGCTGCGCTGCAGGTCGAGAAGCTCCTGGTACACTTCCTTCGGGCTCAGTCCAAGGCTAAGACCAATTGATGATGTGTCCAGCAAATCTAAAAGCGAACCACCCCCGGAAAAGCCTACTTCCATCACCAAATCCGAAGGGCGCCGGAAAGCATGGTCAGCTACCGGCGCTTTATCTTCGACCGGATGTTCAGTGATTTCCAGCGTGTCGCTGTGCTTCTCTGAAACCACTACATCCGGCACTATCAGACCAATCTTGCGGCTTTGCAGTGAAAACAGCGTAGAGAGAATATCCATTAGCGTGGCCCTTTTGACAGTGTCTGGCTCAGGCGCGAGTTAACGGATGTCTGCTGATCTGCAACTGCCTTGCCAGCCTGCCCCGGATCACTCACGCCGTGAATATGAATATTGGTTTCCTGGCTGATTGTCGGTGCGCCGGCAGATGGCATATTGCTCAGAACGCGCGGGATATAGTTTCGTGTTTCCTCCGGCATCAGAGCCATGCCATGCTTCTGCACGTTCCCAATACCCCAGTTGTAAGACGCGAGGGCTTTAGGTAGGTCGCCGTTATTGGCTTTAAGCAGCTGAGAAAGATATTTCGCCGCAGCTTGTGCAGATTTCATCGGGTCGAATGCGTCATTGCCACGCAGCCCCAAATCTTTCGCCGTTCCTGGCATCAGCTGAAACAGACCCTGTGCGCCAGCGCCCGACATGGCATTTGGGTTGCCTGCGGACTCGGTGATCGCAACGCTTCGCAGCAGCCCCTCTGGTAAGCGATAGGCCTGCTCAAGCTTATCCAGTGCAGGCTTCATCCACCCAAGGAGTGCCGCGCCATCTTTGGTCGGTTTAGGAGCTCCAGATCCAAGTCCGCGCACCCACTGGCCGATGCTTCTGGGGTCAAAGCCTGTTTTGTCTTTAAGCCACTCAGCGGCGCTGTCAGCGCTGGAAGTTACAGCAGGCAAGGCATCTGGATTACCTTGCCCCTGATTTATCAGCTCGCGCCCAATCGCATAAGCGTCTTTCCACCGGCCATCTTTAATGGCGTTGAGCAGGCGCGCTATCCCGTCCAGCATTTTGGACAGCTCGCCAAGGTTTTCCATGAGGTTGCTCATGTCCCATTTGGCTGTCCATGTCTGCGGGTCGATGCCGAGCAGGCGCATAACGGCATCTTTCAGATCGTCGACGCCTTTGATGGCGCCCTTAATCTGCGGCTCCCACTTTTTCCAGTCGATAAGCGACTGGCCGCCTTCCTTCCACGTTTTGTAATCGTCGTAGAGCGCCAGAATCGCAAGGCCAAGGGCGGTGATCATGCCAATCGGCGACATCACGAACGCACCGTTCAGGATGCGCCAGGCGATAACGAGCGCGCCGAATACCTCAATCAGGCGTTGCGTCGACTTATCCAGCGACGACCACCATTGCATGATGTCGCCGCCTGCCTGTATCAGCCGGTACACGACGCGGCCGATCACCTCAGCGAGCCACAAGATGCCTTTAACGCCGCTGGTAATCGTCTGCTCAATCTTCGGGAAGTTGTCGACGATTTGCTTGCGCAGGGTGTCGATAGAACCCGAAAGCCCTTCAGCCAGGTTGGAGCCGATCTTGTCGCGCGCCATCCCCGCCATCTGACCGAATGCACGCAGAGACGTCATGAAGCGGTTAGAGCTCGCAGCAGCCTGGTCAGCATTGAAGCCGATGGCTTTCGCCATTTGCGTATACTGTGCGCCAAACTGTCCCATCCCGCGGCGCATTGCCAGCAGGGTATTTTCATCTATGCCCAGCATCTGCGCATACTGATTCGCGCGGTAGTAAGGCATTTTGTTCAGCTGCTGGCCGACGCCGGTGAAGATGGATGCCATATCCCGCATGTTGCCGCTGGCGTCCCTCGTCTGCACGCCCAGACGATTAAGGAAGCCCTCCGCGCCGGGATTGTTACGCATAAAGCGTGAAAGGCTTTCCAGAGAACCGCGCGCGGCTTCTGCACTCGACCCGGCCTGAGACGCGGCATAACCGATCGCCTGAATGCCCGCGACCGTTGCGCCTGTGCGCTGAGACGCCCAGTAAAGCTGGTCGAGGCCGCTGGCGATTTTCGCAGTAAAGGCGACGACTGAAAGAGCGGTAGCCTCTACAGCCACGCCCAGCTTCACCGCCTGCGCGGTGGTTCCGGCGATAACCGCATCAAATTTTCGAGCACCAGCCTCATCAACCTGAAAGCCGAGGCTTACCAGAAAATCCTTGATAGTCTCAGCGTTCATTTGCCTCTCTCCAGCGCTCTATGCGGTTATTGTTGTCTGCCTTCAGATCGAGCCAGTCGTTCATTCGGGCGATGTCAGCAAGGTCAACTGAGCCATCCTTCAGGGCGGAATAGCTGATGTACCCGGCATCAACCGGGCGCATCAGAAAGTCCTCTCCGTCAGGCAGTGATTCAAGCGTCAGGCCGCTTACCGGGGCGCAGTCTCGCTGGCGGGGAGTGCGGGCAAAAAATTTCCCAGGCTGTCGCCTACCACCCGACCAACCATCTGCAGCATGCTCATCAGATCGATGTCATCAAACATCAGTTGCTCTTGCGACATGACCGGCGCCCACGTTTTGCCGTTCTGGCGGGAAACCACGGAAAGGCATGGGAATATGATCGCGTTAGTGTCCTCCTCGGACATGCCCGCCAGTGCATCGGCGATTTTCGGCAAGGCAGTTTCCATCGCCTTATACATATCGCCGCCCTGAGCTGCTGCCTTTATGCCCTGAAAATCGGCAAGCACCCCGGCAAGAACTGGGAGCAGCTTGCGAGAAACTTTCAGCTGGTCGAAGACGCTGAGCTTCGCGGTGCGGTACTGGACGCCTTTGATTTCAAATTCCATGAATTAATACTCCCCAAGAACTTCGTCGATTTTACCGGCGTCAAATACCCACGCTACGGTTCCGGCCACCTTTGGGTTGTTCCAGTCAGGCTGGCGCTGGAAAGCCACTGCGCGCGCGGTAATGGTGTCACCGGACTGCTTGTTCCGCAGGACAATGACGTTATTGCCCCAAAGGGAAGATGACAGGCTCTGCGCGTTGTACATCAGCGAGAGCTTTTTATTTTGCGGAGAGGTCTTGAGCAGGTTGACAGTGATAGTCCCTGACTTACCTGCGTGGAGGCTGTGCATCACTTCGCCATCGGCACCAGTTGTCATGGTGTTTTTAGCTTCCGTCATCGTGACGGTGATGCCCTCTTCCGAGTTAGCTGAACCGTATCCAAGGTCAATGATCCCGGACGGCCCTGCCAGACTGGCGCTGACATCCATGAATGAATAAGTAGACATTGATTACCCCTTAGCGCACTACAGTGATTGCAACGGAGCCATAGTGCACAGCTCCGGCCAGTTTTCCGGCAACCTGAATGGGTACGCCTTTACGTGCTTCACGATCTGCCTGAAGCTGGCTATCAACGCTGGGAGCGTAGATGTAATAGCCCTTGGTCAGCGTGTCACCCTTCGCCAGCTGGCCTATCGGTCCACCTGACCATACGCCGGGAGCAAAGAGGCCGTTTCCAACTGCTTGCTGCAGTACGAGCTCAATGTTGGAAATGCGCATAGTGGTCCCTGAGTCGGTCTGGGGTATCTTTGTGTCACTGGTGTAGAGGGTGTTGTAATCGGCTGTCTGTACCGCATTTTGCAGCCAGTCGAGACCATGACGCTCATCGAAAAAGTCACCATTCGACATTACGCCCTGCTCAAGAATGGCTGTGTCATTGTCATAGAGGACATAGACGTTGCAATTTTTGGCCTCCAGAGCATTCGCCTGAGGGGCGCTCAAGGTTTCATACGTTACGCCAGGCTCTGACTTAAACTTGAGGGTAATAGTCGTATTGCTTCCCGTATAATCTACCGTGAAAGCCCGGCCAAACGCTGACAACGCGGCATAACGACTGGTAGAGGAATATTGCAGGAAGGTTCGACCATAACCTGCCGCCTTGAAGGCAGCTGCAATATCGGTTGTGGAGGACGAATCCATTACTGCAGCGTCCTGCGTGGTATAAGCAAATACACGCGAAACAGTTGCCGCCTGGATAGCCGCTGCAATGCTGGTTACATCAGCGAGAGTCGGGTCAGTTTCAACCGCCAGGTGCAGGCCGTACCAGGAGTTATATCCCAGCAGCGTATTAACGGCTTCTGGCAAGGTTTCTGTGTTACCAGTTTCGCCAGTTGCTAATGATTCCACCCAGCGGCCGACATACACCTCCGAAGGCTGGGGCGACTGGGAAAACCAGATCAGCGCTGCTTTATATTCTTCGCTGTTAATGCCGAAATCGTCACCAATATCATCAGCGCTTTCATAAATGCGCAGGCGCTCCTTGATCGGGATGACTGTCGATGCGCCAAGGATAAGCATCGAACCAAAGTTTCGCCCTTGGGCTGCTTTAGCCGAAAGGGTAACCGTCACATCTGAGATGCGACTAACGGATAATCCCGCCATTTATTAATCTCCAGTAATGGTGACGTTGGGAGTGATGATGGATCGGACCCCGTACGTGCGAATGATTTTGCGGCGCAGGCGCACAGTGATGTCATACCGGCGCACCCACTGGTTGTTGATAAGCTCAGGGAAAGCAGTCAGTTCACTGTAATCAGCGAGTGACAGCTCGTTCTGTTTGAGGGTTTCGTTGTTTTGCTCGACGGTCAGCCCGTCACGGAACAGCGTCGCTATGGACTGGCTCTGTGGGCCATAGAATGAGGCGAGCGTTTCGATCACCTCATGCCGCCACAGCTGATTACTGTCATCGGTCTGCCGCACGAATGCGGGGCCATCGTCGGCAGTGAAACCAATGATACCGAACCCGCACCAGTTCACGTCCGCCGCAGGAATTGCCGCCTGAGTCGCTGTCCAGCGCGGGCGAACCATCCCGGCTGGCAGGCCCGACAATGCTCTCACCCACTGGCTGAGTTCGCGCTCCAGCGTCTCGTCGTAAGCCTGCGGCGCGCTGATGGGCGTCAGGTAACCGGCTGATGTGCTGCTGTTACTCACGCGGGCCTCCATCAAATGGCTGCAGTTCGCAATGTGCCTGGACGAAACCGGCGCCGTAAGCCGTGTACGGGTCGACAAAGGTCACGCGATAGTCGCGCCCGCGATAAGTCACGATGTCGGCATCAATGCCGGTGTTGCCGCTGCTCAGCCGGTAGGTAGTGATAATCAGGATTGCCCCGTTGATCACCTGACCGGTCTGCATGCGTCTTGCCTCCAGTGAACGGTCAACCGTCACAACGCCACCAAACAGCGTCACAGTCGTTTTATTTACCGCAAAGCCATCGTCATCAACCGTCTGCTCGTTGCGCTTTACCACAAGCGTCGTATCGAGGAATTCAGGCGACAGCAGCACGTCAGTTACATCAAGCGTCGGCATCTTTATCCCTCACTACGTGCGTGATTGAACGGCGGTATTCGCCAGTGTCGATGAGCGGCTTATCACCGGTGCGGCCGCGCCGGAGACGGTTGGCGATCGTGGCATCAGCCAGGGGAGTAAAGCCGGTGATGGTGATGTACCGCTTTACCCCGTTGGCTGCCACCGTCCCGGCCCGATCGAGTGACGTCACCGCGCCTTCTTCGTTGCCTTCCAGAGCTTTCTGCGCTGCTGCCTTCAGGTGTGGCATGAAATCCGGCTCAACCGACTTCACGCCGGGCTTGAGGTGCGGCCGCGGCGGGATGTTCTGCGCCGGGGAGCCGTTCTCGTTGATGTAGCCGATCGCCGCATTCCCGATATCGCCATCGTCGCGCTCGTCTTTCGACTCCGGGATGCCCACCAGAACATCCTTGTTAGCGAGAGTTTTAAGGGCGTCCAGAATGCTTTGCGCGGAATCGGCGCGAATGGTCAGGCCTGATTTCATAGCTGAATACCGCCATACCCGAAGAGCATCAGCATCTGCCAGAACTCCGCGCCGTAGCGGGAGAAGTTCCAGAAGCCCGCATCGGCATTAAGCGTTGAGCTGTTGTCATAACTCACGCTGACCTTATCCACCGACTTGGAAGCAACTACGCCACTCGTAGCGCCGCCAGCGCCACCCAGCAAACTGGACGCCGTATCCGCCGCATTCAGCACCATGTAATGCGCGACAAACAGCTCTGCCAGATAAGGAAACATGCTCCCCATGACGGAGCCGTCAATCAGCATGTCGGCGAGGTTTAGGCGGAATTCGATTACTGCGTCGGGGTATTTGGTAGCATCACTGAACTGCGGAAAGTCGCGGCGGAAATCACTTACTGTCGGCAGGTTTCGGTTTCTTGCCATCAGCATCACCTTCCGCTGCCGGGTCAATTACGGGCGCCTGCAGAGCAGCCAGCTGCGCGGTAAGGTCGGCGATAGCCTGGTCTTTATCCACCAGCGCTTGCTGCAGATCGCCATTCGCTTTGTCTTTCTCTTCCAGCTGCGTGTTCAGGCTGTCGATTTGCGCCTGAAACTCTTTAGTGTCAGCGCTGGCTTTCGCTTTGCCTGTCACGTCAGAGTGCGCAGTGACAAACCAGTGATCGGCAACTTTGTCGTCAACCGTGTGTTCGCCTGCCGCAAAGTGCTGACTGGTTCCGTCTTCAAAGTTGAACGTGAACGGGGTGTGGACGCGGATCGTCTTCTTAGCCATTTGTTGCTCCTGTTGGCCCCTTGCGGGGCCGGATTGGTTAGATGCCGTCCAGATATGCCATGGTTTCCGGGTATGGAGACTCAACGGCGCCCAACTTGCCGTAGTAGGTGGTCAGCTGATAAATGCCGCGGTACTGCACCGGCACGTTCTGCAGGGCAACCATCGGGAAGCGCACGTATTTCTTGTCGTTGGTGTAAGCCACCATGCGATCGGTGCCACCCACGCCCGCACCTTCCAGCCATTTCACTGCGTAAATGCTCAGCGGAACGCCGTTCTGGTGGAATGCGATGGTGTTGTTTTGCAGGTAGGTCAGCAGAGACTGGTTACCGGCCTCGGACACAATACGCTGAGCCAGCAGCGCGAAAGCTTTTGGCGGCAGGCGCAGGTCTCGCGGCACCAGGGTATAACCGGACGCTTTCCACGCATTGGTGAGCAACGCGTTGATGGAGTCCAGAATCTCCTGGTTGGTAGAGTTGGCCCATGTTTTAACCGCGTTTGATGGCACTACGCTGGCATAGTTGAACAGGCCCCTCACGCCCAGCTGGCTGTCACCCCGATAAACCTGCTCGTCGGTGTCCATGTTCCATTTCAGCTGCATCGCGTCGTACTTCTGCGTGTCGATCGGACGACCGACTTTTGCAGCGGCGGCCAGCTCGACAACAGTCCAGCCTAGCTCCATGCCCCACAGAGAAAGTGGGTTGCCGTTCTTCACGATGTCAACGCTTGGGCCAGCAATGGCGGTGGAGTCTTTACCGATCCAGTTTTTACCGTTCGGGTTTGGTGTGCCGGGCACAGCGAACGTTGAGTTAGTCCATGAACTGATATCATCGGCGATCGACACGTCTTCGCGCAGCTGAATGTCGCGCGACCACGTATACCCCACCAGAGGCATATTCAGTTCCTGATCGAGGCGCTCAAGTTCGCCAACCAGGAAAGCGCCAGTACCGTCAACGGTGGCTTGGTCAAAAGTAAACATATATAGCGGTTCCCTTAGATGTTGTATGCGATTTCAGCGTTGCCATCGGCATCGCCTGCGCCAGTAAATACGGCATTCGGCAGCACGACAGTTTCGTCAGTGACAGCCGCGCCCAGAATTGAGCCCAGCGGGCTGGCATCGGTCGGATTGGCGTTACGCACATAAACCGGCGCGCCTTTTGTCAGGCCGACAGCGGTGCCGCCAATGTTCACGGTCATGTAGCCGCGCTTCATCACGTCACCAGTGAAGTTCTTACCGGTGCCGACCTGACGAACCATGTCAGGCGTTGAGGTGGTCGGGTAAGGACGCACGTACAGACCGGTGATAACCGTTGCCGCGTCAGAAGCAGCCAGCGGGATGAATTTGCCATCAGCGCTGTCTTTGCCGGCGAGGCCGTAAACGCTAAAAGTGTTAGTTGAATCCAGAATCACCGGCTCGGTGGTCAGGTCTTGAGGGCGTGAGATAGCCCCGGCGATGCCGACTGGCATCCGGTACAGGTATGCAACCATGGGTTTTTCCCTTATTTATTCCAGTGGGCGGCGAATGCCTTGTTCAGAGCAGCCGGAGAGTTTTTGTTGGATGCGTCGTAGAAGGACGCGTGGCCGGTGGTGGCCGGAACGGTATTACGTGCTTTGGCGATTTCGCTGGCAGATACGAACACCGCGTCCAGCGTTGCCTTCGGCATTTTGGCGAAGTCAGGCGAAGCGCCAACCAGCGGAGCCAGCAGCGCCTGACCTTCCGGCGTTTTGAATGCTGCGTCCATGGTGGAGCGCTTGAAAGCTGCCAGCTTGCCGCCTTCCGGCAGTTTCACGCCTGGCAGAATCAGCTCAGCACGAGCCACGACGCCTTGATGGTAAGCAGCATCGGTAGTTGCGCGGGTTTTCTCTTCCTTCTCCTCCGGATCGTCGCTGTCGACGGTTGCCGTAGAAGTCGGGTTGATCAGTTGCTGAACCAGCAGCGCCAGCGCATCGACCTTGGCCTCAAGTTCGCTGGTAGTCTGCGCGCCGCCCTCACCGTTATCATCAGTGGTCAGGCCACCAAGCTCTTTTTCAGGCGGCAGCGGCTGCGCGGGGTTGATGGTGATATTTACTGCCCGCGCCAGATCAAGGCTTGGCTCGACCAGTTCTGATGGCGCATTGTCCACCAAATCAGCCAGGCTATCGGCATCCTTGGTTTTAATGGCCCGCTTCAGCTGGCTAAACCAGCCCTGATTTTTGGTAGTCATGAATGTGCTATCTCCAATTGAACAGCGAATGCCTGCGCGACCCTGGGGAACGCTCGCACAGTGGTTACCGATAATGGTGTGTTGCCTGGCTTGACCGGGGCCTTTCTGCTGGTACTCAGCGTCATAGCCCATCGATATCTGATCTTGCCCACCCATTACTTTCTGGATGGCTTCGGCGGTTTTGATGTGGATGTCGCCCAGCATCAGATCCGACTGGTCGCCAGTGCCGCGGCGGACGTTCTGGATATGCCCGTGGGCGTGGTCTTTCCAGTTGCCCGGATTTACCATGTCTTTCGGGTGGCCCAGCGTGAAGGCCATACCTTCGAAGGAGGCGAGCGTTTCGGGGCGGAATACCTCGTCAGCATCGCGTGTCACGACAATCTCGCCGTCGTCATCACCGATAATGCCGGGCAGCTCGCTCTCGTCGTAAACCTGTGCGCCGGTACGGGCGATCGGCACGTCTTTGCACAACAGGGAGCCATCGGCCATCTCAAATCGAGTGTTGCCGAGGCGCGTAGTGAAGAAATATTGCATCGTTAGTCCTCGGGGACGACAACTTCGCAGTAGCAGCGGCAGTTGGGGAACTGGCCAGCGTGGCCGGTCATACCGTCCAGGGTGGGCGGTTTAGCCCAGTCGACATACTGGCCTTCCATCTGCCTGTGGGAATGGCGCACATCGCTGTCATCGGCCGTTCGCCAGATATAGCCGCGCGAGCCGATCGCAGTTGAGCGCGCCTGGGTGATTGCAGTAGATGCCCGGCCAACCTCAGTACGGGCAATGGTTCGGGCCCGGGCCTCGGTCACTTCGCCGGTGCGCATGATTTCCTGTTCCAGCGTGCTGGAGCGCTTACCTGACACCACGGCCTCAATCGCCTGATTGTGGATGTCATAAACGCGATCGGCAGCCTGCAGGGGGAGCGATTTGAACAGCTTTACCTGCTCGTCGATGATGCTGCGCGTAACGGCACCAGTGCCGGAGTTCATCAGTTCGCGAAGCCCGGCAGAGATACGCTGTGACCTGTCACGCCACATTGCATCGTCTGCGACTTCCAGCGTGCCTATCAGGCGACTGGATACAGCTTCCGCCCATGGCTCGATCAGGTCAGCATAACGCTCCAGCCTGTCGAGGATGTCCGTTACGCTATCGTTTGAACCGTCGTAAGAACCCTCGACGATTGCCCCCACCGTACGCGCTATCTGTCGTAGCTTTGTTCGCAGCTGCGTCTCGGCGCGCTTCAGGTTCGGTGGTTTCGACGTTATCGAGGTCGGCCTCCGTCGGCGGCGGGAGATCATTGGCATTATCAATATCCTTGTCGCTAATGGTGCCGCCGAAGCCGGTTACACGTGACGTTTCCTGCAGGTGCTGAGCGCCTGCCTTATCCGTCATCAGGCCCGCATCCACAGCTTTGGTGGTGGCGTCGACAACCGCGTTAGCGATATCTGCGCGCTCTTTATCGCTGACCTGCCACAACTCGTTAAATTCGAACGTGAAGTCATCAGGCAGCGGCTGAGCAAAGAGGCTCATATGCAGCACTTCGAACAGCTTGCGAATAGGGCGGCGTAACTTGCGCTCCTGCTGCGTCGATACTGTGTCGTAGTACTGTGCAAGGTCCGATTCACCCGTAGAGAACCCTGCTGGAGACTGGCGGTAAAGCCTGACTTGCGGGATATCAAAAGCTCCTGCAACCTGCTGACTGAACTGCCCCAAGACATCGCTTAAACCGGCAAACGAATACGAATGCGCCTCAAACTTGTCCTTGGCATCCATGATCGTCATACCTTCATTGCTTTGGTATTGACGAATCATGTCCATGTGAGACATCAGCCCTTTGAAGGCAGGGTTGTCTTTGCCCATCGCCAGAAGACCGCGAAGCCCATCGATGCTGTAGGTTCGGAGGTGCGCTTTGAATATGAGCTGCGCCACGCCCTGAGTCGTAGAGTCGAATGCCAGCAGGCGATCGAATACTCGTTCGATTACTGACATGCCCCAGTCGTTTTCAGTCAGGCGCTGCTGATATGGCAGCGGAACGCCGTCGAAGCGGATAAGCCTGGAATGATGAATACGCCACGGCGGAATACCTGTTGCCGACGTCACGACGCGGTAAAACTCAGGCATGCCGAAATCCGGCCCCAGCTCGGTCACGCGACGCTCAGTCGTGGCATTCAACATCCAGCGGTCCATCACCATGACACCTTTGAAGGCGCCCGGTGCGATAGCGTCGATGCGCAGCGGCGTCGAGTAATTCTGGCCGTCAATCAGGATGACGCCAACAGCACCGCCATAGAGCCGCGCCCACTTCAGCGTGTCGTTGAGCGCTTCCCATAGCGCCATCTCGTCCCACGCGTTATCGAGCTGCTTCTTGCGGCCGTCTTCCAGCTTTGAGGTGATGGTGACGCCCTTGCGGGTCATGTCATCAGGGATAGCATCAACGCCAGCGCCCACCAGCCACGACGAACGGTAAGCCTGCTCGATCAGCAGCCTGTTGCGCGACGTCCAGTTGTTTTTGTAAGTCCCGGCGCCGGACTGGTTCGATTCGTTAACGCCCATGCGGGCGACAAAGTTTTCATAGCTGTCACGCGTCGGTACAGGCTGCGACACGTTTTGTGTTTCGGACATGTTCAGCCTCTGCCAAGTTGCGCCCAAGTGCCAAGGCTGTCAGAGCTGGTGATGTAACCGTCCAGCCCGTAGCGTATGGCGTCTATGCAGTGGTTATGTGCGTCGACAATGACCGGGAGAATCTCGTTGGTCTTCTTGTCGACTTTGTAGGAGTAGAGTCGGAATTCGTCGGCGGTGTGCTTGCAGCGCTCATGAATGATGATTTCCTCAAACCCTTTCAGGTAGGTGATGCCATCCTCTACGCTGCCTTTCCACTTCGCAGCGGCATCAATGCTGAAGCCCTGCCGCCCGATGTGGCTGATTGTTTCCGGTCGCGCGCTGTCGGCTTTGATGGGCCAGCGGCGCGCCTCGGGTATGGAGTCGTAAAACTGCGCCATTTCGTCGAGCTCGACGCCGACGCCGTAGGCCTCATATTCGATATAAAGCTTCGTGCCCAGCATGAACATGCGGATGAGCGTGCTCGGGTCATTGGCGAAACCGAAGTCAGCGCCGAAGAACAGGCGATCGGCCTGCTGCCAGAGGTCATCCGGGAACGCTTCCACGCGATAACGCTGCTTGAATATGACTGCCTCAGATATCGATTTAGGCTTGCCCAGCCAGATGTGTTCGTACGCCTCGTAATCGACCCGCTTGCAATACTCCATCTCTTTGCGGAGCGTCTCGGGCAGATACGGGTTGTCGTAGTAGTTCACCTCAACTGTGATGCTGTCGTCAGGCGGGTTCACCACGAAGCGCTGATAAGTCGGGTCTTTCTCTTCGCCGGGGTTAAACGATACCCATATCTCCGAGCCCTCTTTACGGATGGTCGGGATCAGGATGTCCCACGAGTCGGCGGATACAGACTGCGCCTCTTCTACCCAGCATATATCCACGCCTTCGGTCGATTTAATGCCTAACGGGTCGAAGCGCAGCCCTTTAAACAGGAACTCGCTGCCGCAGGCGCTGGTGATCGTCTCGTTGGTGATGCGAAACCACGGGTTTAGACCGAGCATCTCAATCTGGTCTTTCAGAAGCTTGTGCACTGAATCCTTGATCGAGTTCTGCACCTCACGAGTACAGAGAACGCGTAGCCTTTTAGAGGCGGCCATGATGACCAGCGCACGAGCCAGTCCCCACGATTTAGCGCCACCACGTCCGCCGTGGAATGTCTTGTAGCGCTTAGGCTTAAACAGCGGTTTGAATTTGGGCGCGAAGCTAAGTTTCTTCTCCGCTGTCGTCATCATCCGCTCCGAAGCTAACAACGAACGTAGGCGCTGCCAGCGGCAAACCGTTGGGGCCGACCAGTTCGTTTTTAACGTTGTCTTTGAATGCCTGGACGGTGACGTGCTTGCCAAGCAGTTCGAGGTTCTTGACCTTGTCAGGCCATTTGATTTTTTTCAGCAGCCCGGCAGAGTCGCCAGACATCTCTGTGACGTCCATACCTGACAGCGTGGTGCGCCAGACTTTGGGCCATTGGGCTATGGGCTTCAGCTCACCATTGGCAAGGAGAATGTCGAGGACGTCCATCTCATCAATCTCGACGAGGCGGCGCAGCACATAAGCTGCATCAATGCCGGTCTGCTCGATGCGTTTCGCCTTCAGCTCGGCTACCAATTCAAGGACGTGAGGTTTTGTGAGGTTCTCATAGCCAGCCTCTTTGGCGGTCTTTTCGCTGTAACCCGCCCTGATAGCTGCCTGTGTGGCATTGAGGTCTTTCAGGTACTCACGGGCAAACAGCTCCTGTTTGTCGGTGAGCTTTGCCATTTTTACTCCAATAAAAAACCGCCCGTAGGCGGCTTGCTTTAAGAGATTTTGTTTCGATGGTCTTGAAGAAAGTCTTTTATGGCGTTTTCAAAGCCTGGGGCCATTTCCCTTCTTACCATGGCTCTGTTACCAACACCATATTTCACATTATAGTCATTGCGAGTTATATCAAACTCGTCCAGCTGAACCAGCAGGCTGGGGTGAGTGAGACCACGCTGCTGATCATCAATAACTTTCACCCGATAGGTATCATCATCTATTTTAATTACGTCATATCTAATTAGGCGGCTATCTGTATTGCTGTTGATATAATGAGTCGTAACGTCAACGTAAATCATGCTGAATCGCCACGGATAATCTAGACACTTCCGAGCCGTTGATAATACTGGTTTTCATATTCTGTCGGTGACATCTGTTCGCTAGAACCATGCCGACGCTTACTGTTATAAAACATTTCGATGTAATCAAAAATATCACTGCGGGCTTCTTCCCGCGTTCCGTAGATCTTTTTCTTTATCCGTTCACGTTTCAACAACTGGAAAAAACTTTCTGCAACCGCATTATCATGGCAGTTACCGCGACGGCTCATGCTACCCTCCAGGCCGTGTGATTTCAGGAACGACTGCCACTCATGGCTTGTGTACTGACTGCCCTGATCCGAATGAACCAGCACCTGTTTTTCGGGATTACGCCGCCATACAGCCATCAGCAGTGCGTTCAGGACAATGTCCTTTGTCATCCGGGATTGCATGGACCAGCCGATAATTTTGCGTGAGAACAGATCAACAACAACGGCAAGATACAGCCAGCCTTCGTGGGTCCTGATGTAGGTTATGTCCGTTACCCAACGCTCATCAGGAGCATCCGGATTGAACTGTCGCTGGAGCCTGTTGGGTGACACGATACTGGCCTCGCCTTTACGTGCCCGCGGGCTTCGGTATCCGACCTGAGCCTTTATTCCGACACGTTTCATCAGTCTCCAGACTCTGTTTACTCCGCACTGTTGCCCGCTGTCACGCAGATCCAGATGGATTTTGCGATAACCATAGACGCATCCCGACTCCAGCCAGAACTGTTTAATCTGTCCTGTCAGTCTCAGGTCTGCCTGATGGCGTTGTGAATGCGGCTGCTGAAGCCAGGCGTAAAAACCACTGGGATGAACATCCAGCACCCGACAGAGCAGGCGAACAGGCCAGCAACAGGAGTTGTCACGGATAAAGGCGTACCTCAGTCGGACAGCTTTGCGAAGTACGCCGCGGCTTTTTTTAATATGTCCCGTTCGTCGGTAACCCGTTTCAGCTCTTTCTGGAGACGGCGGATCTCGGCCTGAGCATCTGACTGTTCTTTATTAGTGGAAGAATCCGGACCGTACTTCTTTATCCAGGCATAAAGGCTGTGGGTGGTGATATCGAGACGTGTTGCAACGCTGGCAACAGAATAACCGCGATCAACAACCTGTTTGACTGCTTCAGTTTTAAACTCTTCGGGATAACGCTTACCGCTCATGGGCACCTCTCTTTAAGCCATCTTAAATGACTCTGAGGTGTCTGTTAAACCCGTGGCGATTCATGCGGGCCTCTTTTTATTCATATGAGAGGCTACACATTAGCGTTAAGAATGTTCTTAGTGAAGAAAAATTAATCATCATCGGGCGCACTCGCAAATGCGCCCTGTGATGCTTAAAGGTACTTAACCGCCAGCGCCTTCAGCTCATCTTTCGCAGCCACACCTAACTGAGCCACGCCGCTCTCTACAAACGCCAGCGCCGCTTCGAAGTCCTGCACGCCTGCTTTCACTTCAGCTGCCGGAGTCGGTGCAACTGCTGCGGCTGCTACTGCAGGCTGTGCGGTTACTGCATCATTCAGAGGTTCTGACATTTCGGTGCTCTCTTCTTTGGGATGGATGAACAGGCTTTTCAGCCATTCGAGGATCTTCATTTCTGCCGTTCCAGTTCGATTTTGCGGATAGCGGCCTTATCGCGGTTGCAGTTAGCCAGGGAGTTAAGCAGACGCTCATTCAGTTCTACGCTGTCGCCCCATGTGAACGGGTCAGGGATAAGCGGCACTTCGCAGTCAGCCAGCAGGCTTACTGGTATCTGTACTGGCGGAACCTGAACGTACTTTGTCTCGGTGCGCGCGCAGCTGGTTAACAGCGGCAGCAGGGACAGGAGCCACAGCGCATTTATCAGTCTTGACGGCCTCTCTGATAACAACCAATCGTTGCTCGCTTTCTGCATTGCTGGCCTGATTATCATCGTGGGTTGCCTGCGCGATGTCGTTGAAGAGTGCCGTAGCCCTCAGGACGTTAGTCGTGATCGCTTCGGCTGATGTCTTTTCCTGCTTCAGTTGCTCGTTCTGCTGAGTGAGCAGCGCTTTGGATGAGGACTGGAGCTTTACTGTGACGCAGAGCGCGATGACCAGCAGGAGCAGCACCGCGATGGCGACTGCATCCCACTTAATTCTGCTTAAGGTCATCGGCGCTCTCCGCCAGGCACATTGAGCGTTCCATGTCGCGGCGGTTCATCAGGCCGCGCCATTTTTGCCCGCCTGCATAGACCCAGCGGCGCATTTCATCGCAGGCACCGTCCACGTCACCGGCATTTAGCTTCTTCAGAAGGGCAGATTTTGAGAACGCGCTCAGCCCAACGTTGTAAGTGAAGCTGTAGAGAGCAGCCCGCTGATATTCCCCCAGGGGGATTTTTACCAGACTGTCTACGCCAGTTTTCACCGGCCTGAGGTCGCTCCAGAGGAAGTTATCGCACTCCCGATCGGAATACGTTTTGCCCTTGATGATTCCGCTGCCCGTATGCCCGTCGCAAACCGTCCAGACCCCGGCCACGTCTTTGTAAGGCACATACACACGCCATTCCACACCATCCTTGCCGCCGAGGAATACCGTAGCGATAAGCATGGCTCCGCCACCCGCGGCAGCAATCAGCTTATTCCGCAGTGAGTTTGACATTGCCATGGATTATTCCTCGTGAAGGTCGGGCGCGGTCGGCCAGCGCTGCAGGGCTTTGATCTGCGCCAGCGTGGCTTTGCGTTTGTAATACCAGTTGATGCCGAGCGTTAGCAGGGCGACCACAATACCGGCCAGGACACCTACGGCGCTCCATTCATCGGGACTCAGCCGGGTCAGAAGACCGTTGGCAATTGTCCCGGCAGACGCGCCATACGCTGCGCCCGAAGCCAGTTTGCTCATATCGATACTCATGTGACCCCCTCGGTGAGGGAGCTGGCTCAATTAGGAATTGTCTACTTTCTGAACTGAGCAAGCCCGGTTAGCTTTAATCTTGTCGAGAGAAAAAGCCCCGCTTGCCGTTGCGTAGTCAACGTTGAAGAATCCGCCTGAGCGCGGATTTTTTTATGGATAAAAATCGCCCTCTGCCACAGGTCGCTAAACCGAAGTGTGCAGTGATTGGCAGGGGCGAAAACAGAAAAGGCACCGCCGAAGCAGTGCCTTGTGATTTGTTGTTGCCGGGTGCCGCAGTTTCTTCCCGCCCGGCGCGTGAACTCATAACCCATCAGCGGCTTTGGTTCCCGTCTCATCCTTTCAGAGCCGGGGCATTCCTGCTGGCTGTAGAAATTCAGATCAAAAAAAAGCCCCACGGCATAAATCCGCAGGGCTTTAATACCCACTTTAAAGCTGTGGGCTGCTTTGTTTTGTTGCCGCTCAACAACAAGACGTAGCTTTCACTGTTAGGAATCATATCCCTGACTTCCGGAAAAGTAAATAGCCCGCAATAAAATAACGAGCTATTTCCTTACACCCTAAGCAGTGACCTTATTGAGCGCTGCGTTTGCCCACGATTCCTCAACCTCAAGCTTGCCTATGAGCGTTTCGTAAAACTGCTTACCGCTCTTTTCCCAGGTCGCCTGGCTGACGGCGTCGGTAATCTGGCAAATGGCTCGATATGCCACGGTTGAAGGAATGCGCTCATACCCGCGACCGCCACACTGCTTACAGTCGCCCATAACCGGCACGCCCTGCAGTTCCGTCTCTTTGCGCATTACCGCGCGCCCTCGCCCGTTGCAGTCCCGGCACGCCGAAGACACTACGCACTTTCCCTTGCACTCAGGGCAAAGAACGCGCTCAGTATCCCTTACCTGGTAGCTGGTATTCTCCGGCAGCGTTTTATCCAGTCGCTTTATCTCCGTCACTGCCCCGGGGCGCTGGGTGCCAAATCGCGATTTCATCGTGAACACTTCCGCATCGATAAAGCCGGTGGCGCTACAGCATTTACAGGGCTTCTTAGTTGAGGCGCTCTGGCAGTAATCGAGGTACGCGTAAGTTGCGAGCACTTGCATCACTGCTGTTTTAATATCTGTATCGAGCTTGCGAAGGGCGGCAACCCGATCGCAGGTCTGCAGTGCAAAATCAGTTAACAGGGATACGGCGCGTGCGGCGTCGTTCTCGCTTATACCAACCTTCCCCATGAAGGCTGCATAACCCAGCGGCGCGCGGCTCTGCGTCATGCCCATGGCAGCTACATAGTCGGTGCCGGTCATCGCATCTGGCGATGTCTGAGGCGCTATACCGCTGAAGTTCTGACCCTTCGGGAAGTGATATTTTATGGTTGCTTCAAGGCTCATGCTGCTTCGCTCCTCTGCTTAATCAGCTCTCTGGTTTTCTGCCGGTAGTGCGCCGCCAGCTCCTGCAACTGTTCCCGCGTCCACTTCTTCACTGGGTGCGGCCCCATGAGACGATCGAAAGCGGCCTGCCCGATTTTTTTAATCAGGTTTGGCGTGTAGTTTTCGATGTTGCCGGACAGGTGCTGGTTACACGGAACACATTGCTTATGGCAGTTGGTTTCGTCGTAACGCGTGGCCGGTGATACGCCGCGGGTACGGTAGTGCCCGGCGTCATATTTCCCTTCATGGAAGCGCCCGCAGCTGATGCATGGTTCGGAGGCATCACGGGTGCGGATATATTCGTTGAAGGCAGACTGGGCTTGCTTATGGAAGTAACTGAGAGGCTGTACTGCTAACTTGCGGATTTTGGTGTGGCGCTTTTCCTGCTGGGTCTCTTCTCTTCGTCGTCGCTCGGCTTCCTGTTTCTTCTTCGCAAGAAGCAACTGGCTGTACTGATAACCGTGTTCCGGGCAACACCACCACTCGTTACTGAATTTAGGGTGAAACCACTCACGGCATATCTTGCATTTTCGCCGAGGCATCTTTTCAACCGGCATTAGCAAATCCTCCTGCTATTTCACGAGCCTTATCAACGTATGCCTGATGAGCGCGCTGAGCTGTATCAAAATATCCAAGGCTTATCTGCCTTCCATTGACGTTAATCGATGCCCGAAAACGCCTAGTTTTTTTGTGATAGCTGACACCCTTGAAGCCAGACGTGTTGTTACCTTGCCTCTTCTTGTTGTATTGATTTTGAGAGCCTGAAGCGTCGCGCAGATTACTTATCGCATTGTTCGAGCGGTTCCCGTCCACATGGTCAATCTGCCCAATAGGCCAGCCACCTGTAGTTATGAGCCAGGCAAGCCTGTGCAGGAGATAACTCTTTCCATTGATCATCACTGAAAGGTAACCATTCAACGTCTTAGTCCCTACTATCGCCCCTGCTGTACTCGGACCTAGCGATTTACTGCGTATGAAAACACCTGTGTCAGGCTTGTATTCAAACAGTCTTTTAAGCTCGTCAGCTGTGATGTCACTCATCGCTCTCTCCGCACATGTTGAAGTTTGCGTCTTTCATCCAGCCTGCTGCGCAGGCGTCGCATGCATATGTTTCTTCCGGCCCCAGCAGTGCCGGACACCCAACGCACACCAAAGCAGACGGCTCGCCACTTGTAATGGGCTGACTTGATGAGCCTGTTAGCCTCTGCATCTTCCCACTGCTGGTCGCATTCGCAATTTTCGCATTTGTCGTCATAGTGATATTTGTCTTCTGAGGTGAGGATGGTGTAGCAGCGGTGGCAGCGCTCTTTCATCGGTAATTCCTCAGCACTCGCAAATAGGCTTTGCCTCGCGGCCATACTTTCTTCCTGATTCGGCCATCAAGCTCGCCTAGAAAGCCCCTGAGTTGATTGCGATAAGGTCTGTTCTTAATGTTGCGTGCATACAGGTAATGCTGCCGCCTGACCTCACACGAATGCAGATGATGCAGATATGAAATCTCAGTTCCTTTCATCGTGTCTTCCTCATGCGATCGAACTTAGCTTTGAGGATGCCTGCGACATAATCGAATGTCGGAACCTGGCTGGCTGCGAGTACTGGCTTAGGTTTGCGGCGGGGTGAAGGTGTGTCGTAGATGGCGTGGTTTTCCCAGCGCTCCCAGAGTGATCGTGTTCTACGCATTTTCACCTCGCTTACCCTTCTGGCTTCCGTGGGCAATCATCAGAACGCCATTGAAGATGATGTGGTTCTTGCAGTTAAAGTCTCTTGCATAAGGCCTGACGCTTTCACGCGCCACCTTCAGGATACGGGCCGCCTCACTCATGTTTCCGCGCGTTTTAACGAGTAATTCCGGGATAGAGCTGATGTTTTCCTTTGAGGTGCACACTGCTTCATGGTCGATAAGAGCTTTCTCGACTAGTTCCATCACAAAGGAGCGCGATGTCATCCGATTCTCTAGCTGCCCTGTCATGCTGCGCTCCTGTAATCAGTAGTGATAACTCCCGGCGTGCCAGAGGTGTACATCGGGTTGCGGGACGGGTCTTCCGGGGTTACTTCCATCACGTCAGCTGTGCGCTGATATACGCAGTAAGGGGTTTGATAGACGTGAGAAAGCCACGCAGCTTCTTCGATGGCTGCGCCAATATCGGTGAAAGGGGTCATGTTATTTTCCGTATCTCTTGGCCCATTCGATTTCTAATCGGGCCTCGTCGCTAAATTTCACGTTATGCTCTGTACCGAACCAGTAAATCGCCTCGATAACCTCAACCATCTCACTTACCCGCATCTTGCTTGTCCGGGAGCCAAACATGACGACGCCGCCGCCGATACCGGGAGCGGTGCGTTGCTGTTCGTTTTTGGATTTCGCAACGAGTGCGGTGATGAGGTCTTTCCAGTCCTCTTTGCTATACCGCTCGCCATACCAGAGAACCTGATTCGCAAGGTCGGTAAGAAGTGGCCACATGCGGTCGTTCTGCGACTTTGTGCGCTTGCGTTCCTGAATGACTATTTCGAATGGCTTATCGGTACTGGCGGGGAGTTGCTGGATGGCTTCAATGCAGTTTCGTCGGATGCGGTCATCCCGCAGGTGGAATGTTTTCTTCTCCATTCTGCTTGTCTCTCTTCAGTGCGTCGCTGAGTGTTTTACGGATAGCCGCAGGGAGTGACATGAAGCCTGCATAGCGCTGGGAGATAACAGCAAGGTCATTTGCCAGCTTGTCTAATTCAGCTTCTGATATGACGTGCTCAGGCCGCTTTAGGGGGATTACGTTGTTCATCAGCACCACCTTCTGGTTATTGCTCGCTTGTTGTCGCCGGCTGATGGGTCATTGGCAACTGGTCCGTTGACCACCTCGAGCTTCAGCAAGAACGCAATATTCTCCAAGTAGGTACGCCATGCGCTCATGCTTCCTCCTGCTTGCTGCTTAACGCTGATTCCCAGCCATCACGCCAAATCTCCCAGCTAGTTTCGACAACTTCCGGGCTTGGGTAGTCGTCAGGATGCCAGCCGGTGTGATCTTCGAAGCTCTCAGCGAATAGCTCTCTTTGCTGCCGCTCCAGTTCATCTTTGTCGCTCATGACGGGTCTCCATCTCTCGTTGCCAGCATTGTGCGCCAGCCTTCGACAAATGCATGGCCGACTTTTCTCAGCGGGTCTTCCTTCCCGAATGGCGGCTTATCGAAACCAGTCACCCGGCCATCATGAAGGAGGTATTTGCCCCGGCCGATGTAAATCATCCGCTTCGTTGGGTTGATGTCGCCCGCCCAATTGTTTTCGATGATGTCGCCGATTTGAAAGTTACGATTACTCATTCTTCCTCTCCTCGCTCGCGTTCCTGCTCAACTACTCGATAGGCGACGACTGGCTTGCCAACTCCGTTTCCCCAGTTAAAAAACGAGGCGTAACCAGATTGGATGGTTCCGTCAGAGTAACGAACCTGCACCTGCCTGCCTCTAACAACTCCGGGGATGAAATTTCCCCTCCACTCAACCCAGAGACTCTTAACAATCTCACCCTTCTCCTGCTGCTCCAGTACAGGGAGTGCAATCTCAAGGGCTTGCAGATAGAGTTCTGAGTCCATCGCCAGGCCAAATACACGGCGATTACGTTTAAGAGAGGTGATGCGGTCCCGGCAGCGATCAGCGGTTAGCTTGTTCACTTGGTGTCTCCTTGTTGTGACCGGATGTATTTGAAGCCATCACGGTCTTCTGCGACCTTGAGTAAAATTCCGTCCTTGCACATGCGGCGGGTTACTTTTCGCATGGCGCTATGGCTCCAGGCATATCGGTGCACGAAGATGAATCCGCGCTCATCGATAATTCGGTGGATGTGGTTTGGCTTTTTGATTTTGTCGGCTCGCATTTAAAACCCACCCTTTTTCTTGCCGCCTTTGTCGGAACGCGAATCGCTCATCATGTCCAGCGCCTCAGCTGCCAGCGTGCGGATATGCACCAGCGTGTCCTGCGATGCCGGTTGCTTCCGGGCGACGTCGATGATCGCCAGCACCAGGTTTCGCGTCTGGTCCTGCGAAGGTCGGATAATCAGTTGCGTAACCTGTGTCATGCTCTCGCTCCTTCCCGCCCTGCCAGCCAGAAGAAAAACGCGCGATCGACAACCTCATCCTGATAGCCGAGGTGCGAACGGGTCATGCTGTGTTTGTCGCCGTGAACGCTTTGATAAAAACGTTCAAAGCAGTTGCGGATGCTGTCGCTCATGATGCTCTCCCTTTCCTGACGAGTGCTTTAAGCCGGGCAATGTTGTCCAGGGCCTTTTCGCTGGCTGTTGGCATGTAGAGCTTTTCCAGCTGCGCTCGCGGTGGCGGAATCTCTTCGCCCGACTCGATACGCGATGCCATTTTTCGAAGCTCGGCGCGGCATTTTGCGCGCAGCTCAGACTCGGAGAGGTTGTTGGCGCGCATGGTGCTGTACAGGCCGGTGACCATCCAGTAGGCGGCGTTGCTTTCCCACGGGTAAGCTTCGGGACTGTCGATCAGACCGCGGCGGGCGGAATATTTCATCACCATGTCATACAGGCCGTCTTCGTCCGGCAGACCAGCGGAGCGGAGTTCGCCCTGCTTGCACCACTCGATGAACTGTCCAGGCGATGGCCAGAACGGCGATGCGCTGGCGCGAGCGTGCTTCATGCCAGCCGACAGCTGCTGCTTCGTGCTGATGTCGTTTTCGGCGAAGGCGGCGATCCACTGGCGCTTCGCCGAGGCTTCGTCTCGCGGGTCTTTCAGCGCTGTGCTGACTGATGCGGGAAAAACCTGCTTGAGGCTCATGAACAGCATGTCGACCAGGCGCTCGACGGTTTCGTTAACGCCACGGTCTACCGGCTGCGGGGCGTCACCTGCCATGCGGGCCAGCGCGCTGCTGTCGCGATTGTTTATTGCGGCTACGAGATTTCTCATATGAAATTTTCCTCCCACTCTCTGCGGTCGTTCCAGTGCGGAACCTGCTGCTGTGAACTGGATGGCGCGTTGCGAACCGGCTGGCTCATTTGCGCTTTAAGGGTCGCCCACTGCTTACGCAGCTTTGACGGGCTGAGGATGTTTGTCTGCCAGAACTGATTGCTGTTTGCCCAGGTGAAGACCTCGCAGATTTCCCGGTGGCTGACAGTCAGGGAGTCGCGCATCAGGCGGATGTCGTTTGCCCAGGCTGGCCAGTTGGGTTGCTGCGCGGTCGGGGTGATCACCTGAACCCGGCTGAATATCCACTGAGCAGCCAGAAGGTCGTCAGCGGTTCCCCACTTGTCGCCTTTCGGTGAATGAACCGCTGCATCAGGCCGGACAACAGGAAGATTCTTCGGACGTTCGTCAGAGGATTCGTGAGAATTCTCGGACGTAGTGTTTTTAATATTCTTGTTTTTATATTCTTGTTCATGATGCGCGCTTTTATGCTCGCCTATATGCGCGGGGTCTACCGCTGAAGCCTTGCTACGACTGGCTTCTTTATGCGCGGACATATGCGCGGTGTTATGCGCGGGGGTGGAGTCTATTTTTTCAGCATATTCGGCATAATTCAGAATGGTGATCAGCGTGCCTTTGCGTCGCTCAGCCCGTACCGAAATCATCTCTTCCTTCTCGAAAAATGCCAGCATCCTCTCTACTGCATGGCGACTCGTTGGCTCTCCATTTCGGTCACAAAGAGACAAGCCCAAATCCGCTGATGTGGTTACCAGTTGCCCGATTTCCAGTGGCCATCTATGACCCTTAAAGTTTGCCGTATATGGCTGCCTGGCTGCGTCAATGAGAAGGTTCTCCCACAGTGTTCTGAGAAAGACATCCTTTGCCCAAGGTTGCTTTTTGACGCTCCGGTACAACGGGATGTAACCATGCTTCTGGTTTTCCATCCTGTTGCTCCTGAATTGAGCTGTATGTTGATCAGGGAAAGAAAGAATCCTTGCTGTGCTCATTGCCCACCATCCTTAGATGGCTTCACTAAAGCGAAGCTCTCCCCTGTGTATACGAAGGTTCCACCTTCCTGCGTAAGCTGCCTCACCAGAGAGGCTCCAATGTAAGCCAGTGCCCAGTAAGCGTTTCCTTTGCTGCCGAAGGCACTAATTCCCATTTCTTCCAGCATGAATTCCGTATCGTGCGGGAGGAAGTAATCGTCAAAGGTGACGAAATTGAATTTATCGACAAGCTCCTCTACGGACTTCGCCTCGCCAAACGGCAAGCACCGGCGGCACTCGGTGAGTATTTTCTCCAGGGAGCATGCAAAGAACTCCCGAGTTTGTGAAACCCGAAAGCGAGACAATGACTCGTGGATAATTTTTTCGTCCCTTTCAGGGTCTGCAGAAATGAATTTGGCCTCTACGACAAAATCAGTTGGCGAGCCAGAAGACTTCGATAGCTGGCCTGCGCGCTGATTAGGATGAATTCTTGTCAGGCCAATTTTGTACATGCCTGGCATTGAGGGGTTGGAGAGTACATAAACCCAGCCCTTCGGATTAAAATCTGCCGGGAAAGGCAGGCTTTCACCTGCTTCCATATTCAAAAGCGATTCAATAAGTGTCATAATTACTCCTGTGAATTGATCCCGTCTTTTCGCATCAGGCCTCGAAGCTGTTCGCGCAGCTCGGGGCCTTTTCTTTGCCCAGAATCAGGGCCACTTCCTTCGCCACAGCTTTAGCGAGCTGGGCCGCGTCGTCGTCAACAATCCCGTATTCCAGGATGTCGATAGCCATAGACATTTGGCGGAAAAAATTCTTCTTCATGCGGCTTACCTGGTACTCCGCAATCCCCAGCTTTTCGGCGAATGTCTTCTGACTGATAGACGCCAGCTTGTTCAACAGCACCGACTCAATTCGGCGTGCGTTCTTGCTTTGAGTTGCATGTTCCATAACGGATAATTTCCTTGGTCATTTAATTAGTTAGGCGTGAGCAATCCGTGGGGGATTGCCACATTTGAAAAGGTTCCCCGCGTTGTCGGCGGGCCGGGTTGATAAAGAGCGGTGCTGCTTAAACTGGTTTTAGAAACTAAAAGTACACATTGATTACGCAGCAATTTGCTGTTTACTGATGCGTCGTATCTCAGCTGCTGAATACTTGCCGCCGGATGCTTTGGCGATCTTTCCTGCATAGTCCGTTTCACCAGTGAACTCGGTGCGGGGTAAGGAACCTCGCTCAATCCACTTGTAAACGGCCTTTGGTGTCAGGCCGCAAATATCAGCCACTACAGATACTCGAACGCCTTTAATAACGTCTCCCAACGTAATTACGTTCATGTGAGTCTCCTGCGGTTGAACTTAGGGTTCATATTATGTCGGAACTGAAAGTACAGTCAACTAATTATATGCTTGAACTTATGGTTCAAGGAAAAGAGCGCGAAAGTTTCTCGCAGAGGCTTGCGCTGGCCTGTGATAAAGCGGGAATCGGTACTTATGGGAGGCAGGCTGAGATAGCTGCCAGGCTTAAGGTCACACCTAAGGCGGTGAGCAAATGGTTCAATGGTGAATCCGTTCCTCGTCAGGCAATGACGGATCAATTAGCAAAATTACTCGGCACAACTGCACAATACCTGTATGGATATACAGATACTGATGGTATAGACTCAGATCATCTTAAACGGACATCTGACTCCTATCGCGTTGATGTTCTTGATGTCCAAGCCAGTGCGGGGCCAGGGACGATGCTAACCAATGAGTTTGTAGAAAAAATCCGAGCCATTGAATACACCACAGAGCAGGCAAGATTTCTGTTCAATGGAAGAGCGCAGGAAAGCGTAAAAGTAATCACCGTTAACGGTGACAGCATGGAGGGGACGATAAATCCAGGTGACGAAATCTTTGTCGACGTATCCGTGAACCACTTTGATGGTGACGGGATTTATGTGTTCGTCTTTGGTCGCTCACTCCATGTTAAGCGATTGCAGATGCTTAAAAACAAGCTGGTAGTCATATCTGACAATGCAGCATACGAAAGATGGCCCATAGAAAATAACGAGGAAGATCAGCTTTTTGTTATGGGCAAAGTACTACTCCGCCAGTCTATAGACCTCCGCCGATTCGGCTAAAAATTATTTTCCCTTAAAGTTCAGAGATATAAGTGTCTCTGAACTTCTTTTTCCTATTTTATGTACTTTTGGTACTTTACATCAGTGAACTATAGGTACATCATAAGCCCATCAGCAGGACACAGAGCAACGTGAACTGCACGCTCTTTAACAACAGGCAGCGCTGACAAAGCGCGAAATAACCAAACGAGATGGGTTTGGGCTGGATGAAGTGCAGCGTGAGAAAGCGCGACCACGAAGATCAGCACCGGGGCGTCCAGCACCAAAACCATTTCAGGAGGCACTTATGACGATCATCACTTACGGCAGTTCAGTGAAAGATACAGCAAAAACCCGTCGCCATGCGCGCCGCCGTGCGGCTGCCATTGAGCGCGACAATCTGGAAAGCATCATCGACGCGGCTTTTGGTGTTGAGGCTGTGGCCGCAGCGCCGGTAGCAGTGAAGCGGATCGGCCGAATTGAAAAGGCGGTTAATGTTTCGTCTTACCCGCGCCAACTTGCTAAAGCACTAGCGTACCACGAACCTCTCGCAATCAAGCGCGAGGAAAAGCAGCGTCGCCTGCACGAGAAGGTCGCCAACGAAGCCGGGCGTCAGATTCACGCAGTGCAGAAGATGCGTGGCAAAAGCATTGCGCTTATTTAGTAAATCGCCTTGATCGGCTGTATCGGAGGAAGCTTTGTCATGCGGTATTCGTTCTTACATTGGGGGCAGTAATGAACCCAGAAACCAGCTGCTTTAGTCGTGCTAATTCCTGGCTGAAGTATCGATATTACGCTGGTGTTGTAGCAATGAGCACAAAGGTGGTGGTGTGGAACTGTAGAGTCGGCAGGTTTCTTTGAGCGATATACAGTGGAACCACCTTCAGTAGTATGTATTTCATAGTCAGCTGACCTTAAAGCAAATAATTCAATTTTTGCTTTTTCATCGGTCAATTTAACTGTGATTTGACGCTCAGCTTGATACAGGCTTGCAAGTTCAGCATTTAGAAGCTGCAGCTCAGTTATTTTTTCGTAAAGATCACCTGCAGCTTGTTTAACTAACCCATCATCACGGCCCTCTTTAATGACTTTCGCTAAATCGAGGGCCTGCTTTGCAACAGTAAATCCTGAGAAAATATCCATTTTAAAATCTCTGCACTGTAGGGGGATAGAAATAATACCATCGTTTTTCGCTGTAGGGGTACACGAGAACCACCTCGCCTGATGTGGTTAAAAGCAGGCGCCAGAAGCCGCATAAGCGGCTTTTTTTACGCCCAAATTCAGGAGAGTGAGCATGTGCAATTGCATTGAGGAAGTTGGTCAGAAGGTGCGCGAGAAGATTCTCGAAGGTAAGCCGGAGGGGGCTGAAATAGACGAGAGCTGGGGAGCCAGTGGCTGGGATAACCAGATGATGTCTCTCAGCGATGGAAAAATTCGCGTGATGCTCAATTACAAAATGGGCTGGTATCCACGCAAGAAAGACGGCAGCCGCGCTAAAAACGCCAGTCGCAAAGAAATGGCCGTGAAGATGAGTCACTGCCCTTTCTGCGGCGTAACCCTTGAGTGACACCGCAATGGCCTGTTGCGACAGGTCATGACGGTGCATTCGCACCAGACGCGTAATGACGTTACGAGAGATTTGCGCTTTTGGCTCCTGCATTCCTGCAGGGGCCATTTTTTTAACTCACTTAATCGAATTAAGGAACCCACGATGAACTACGCATTCGCGGGCTGCCCCATCGTGGGCGCAGTCCAGCTAAAAGAATCTCAACTCGACCGACTTGTCAGCCGACTTCGCACCGGCTGGCGCACCCTTATCGACACCCTGAATCAAAGAGGCCAGCCATGAAGAATCGCTATTTCCTGAAAGCACAGGAGCTTTCACGAGAGGCCCATCTGTTCGGCGACAGCGCCAAGTGGGCTATGGCAATGCTGCTGTTACGGAGAGCGCACCAGTGAAACTTTCATGGCGAGCAAAACAGGAAGTCGAAGAGATTATCAAAAACCTATCTGAGACCGACTTAGAGCGCATCGGCGAAGAAGTCGACGCGATGATGGACCAGCACAAGATTAACCCGCTGATGACCGCGCTGTGTGCGTTCCTGCCGAAGCATTTCGATTACCCGGCCGTTGAGCTGGTCGACGAAGACGATGAGCAGTACGAAGCCGCCGAGCATTTCCTGCGTGATGCGCTAGTGAAAGTCGCTAAGCGGGAAATGGCGATCGGTATTTACTGTCGCAGGCATGGAAATATGGAGGCTGCATGATGCAATCAGTTGGTCAGTTAGACCGAAGCAAATATTTAGGCGGCAGCGATGTCGCCGGTATCCTCGGTATCTCGCCATGGCGCACCCCGCTGGATGTTTATCTCGACAAGGTGCAGCCACGCAAAGAACCACCCTCACCCGGCAAGCAGAAGATATTCAGCCGCGGCCAGAGGATGGAGCCGTATGTCATAGACCTCCTCTCCGAAGAAACAGGCCTGGTAATTGTCCGGCGCGGAGAGCGCTACCTTGATTCCGAACTACCCTTCATAGCCGCTGAAATAGATGCTGAGGCAGAGAGCGGGGAAAACATCGAGATCAAGACGTGCAGCCCATTTAAAGCGCGCGAATGGGGAGAACAGCAGACCGATGCTATCCCGGTCCATTACACGGCTCAGGCCATGCATGGACTGATGGTGACAGGAAAGAAAGTCTGCGTCTTTGGCGTGCTGATTGGCGCTGATGACTTTCGCGTTTACCGGGTAGAGCGCGACGACGAGACAATCGCCGCAATAAGGGAAAAGGAGATTCAGTTCTGGGAGATGGTTAGCACCCTGTCGCCGCCGCCGGTCACGGCAGTAAGCGACGTTATGCGCATCTTCGACAGGGACGCCGGAACGGGTATTGAAGCTGATGGCAAGGCGCTGGACGCCATTCTTCAGCTCAGGGAGTTACAGGCGCGCCGGAAACAAATTACCGACGAAATCGAGTTCGCGGAGCAAAAGCTGAAGCTCTTCATGCAGCAGAATTCGTTTATCAGCCTCGAAGGGAAACAGCTGGCTACCTGGCGCACTCAGAACTCCACCCGTTTCAATATTGCTGCGTTTAAAGAGGCTCACCCTGAGCTGTACGACGCATTCAAAACCACCACGAAATCCCGCGTTTTCCGTATCAAATAAGGACTTCCTCATGTCATCAGCAGCACTTAAATCCGCAGCGACCGGAGGCGAAGTCGCGCCTGCGCAGGACCGTAAGCCAAAAACTCTGACTCAGCTTATGGCTGACCCGAACACTAAGGCGCAGATTGCGCTCGCCCTGCCTAAGCATATGACGGCCGACCGACTAGCTCGCATCGCGATGACCGAGCTGCGTAAAACGCCAAAGCTCATGCAGTGCGACCAGATGTCTTTCCTCGGCGCAATTATGCAGTGCGCCCAGCTCGGTCTGGAGCCCGGCGGCGCGCTTGGTCACGCTTACCTGCTTCCTTTCGATAAGCGGCAGAAGCAGGGAAATCAGTGGGTCACCGTTGCCACTGAAACGCAGCTGATCATCGGCTATCGCGGGATGATCGACCTCGCCCGCCGCTCAGGCCAGATAGTCAGCCTGTCGGCACGCGCTGTATTTGAAAACGATAAGTTCAGCTATGCATACGGCCTCGAAGAGAAACTGGAGCACGTACCGAACGAAGATGGTAATCCCGGCGCCCTGACCCACGTTTACGCAGTAGCCCGCCTCAAAGATGGTGGCGTGCAGTTTGAAGTGATGAGTAAGGCAGCGGTCGATAAGGTGCGCGCGCTCAGCAAGTCAGGCGATAAAGGGCCATGGGTCGATCACTACGAGGAGATGGCAAAGAAAACGGCTATCCGTCGGCTGTTTAAATATCTGCCCGTCAGCATTGAGCTGCAGCGCGCTGTTAACCTCGACGAGAAAGCCGAAGCTGACGTGCCACAGGATAACGCCTCGATCATCACGGGTGAATACGAAGTCATGCACGACGAGCCACCAGCCGGGGATGCAGACAATGCGTAAGCTCGCACAGTATCGTCGTAACACCCACCCCAACAGCGGCTTTAAGGAAAAGGTCGCATGGCAGCTTTCAAAGGGACCACGTACAGGGCGCGAATTAAGCGCCCTTTTTCATATGACGCTCGGCGAGTTCAACGGGTTGATGCGCGGATGTCTGCGCGGCAAAACGGTCGTTATCGAAGCAAGTGAGCCTGTGCCGGTAGATGGCTGCACCGACTTCACTTACACGCTGGTCAGCACCCGGCGCATTACGCGTTCCCATCCCGAAACCATGATTGTCAGCCGCCGCTCATTTGCAGAGCGCGGCGAGGACAAGCGTCAGCAGAACATCATCGCAGCTGAGAAGCGCGCCCGGCTCATTAGCCGCGGCTGGTATCCCGGCTGTCTGGAATAAATTCGCCGCCATTGGCGCAGGAGATGAAGATGAGTGGACATTGCGATAACTGCGGTTGCCGGAAATCCTCCGGCTACTGCACCAACTGTCATGAGGAAGCCTATATCGCTTTCGAGCAGGCGCCCAAAATGGAATTCAGCGAAGAGTTTATGCAAAAGGCATGGGAGCAGCAGAAGGAGGTTTCTCGTGAAAATCACTGAAAACGAAATGCGCGGCCTGCTGGCCGGTAAGTGTATCCCGTCAGATATTCTGGTAGGCGAAAGCCTTGCCGCATATTTGGCGCGCAAATTCGCATCCCTGCTGCAGGAGTTGGCTTCTGCACACATGGCCTCCGATACATACCTGAAAGCAGTAAAAGCAGCAGAACGGCGTGAATTGGGCCTAAAGGCGCAACTCGATGCGCTGGCGGCGGAGAATGCCCTCATTCATAGCGAGCCTTCGTTAGCATCAATGATGGAGGCGTTAGATATCTATTACGCAGATGAAGACGTGCCGGAACGAGCAATGCTTGCAGCGCATAGAGCGTTGCTACCGAAGCGCATGCCCGCCACCGATACCGCCCTAAATGCTGTTCGCGCCGAAGGCGTCATCATGTTCGCCACAAAGCAACTGTCCGCCGCCGGCGATCTGGACAGCACGATCACCCTGGAGCGCTTGATGCTCGATGCCGAAGAGTTCGCCGGGCAGTTGCGTGCCGGTAAGGATGGGGCGTTATGAAACTGAAAATGTTCACTCTGGATGGCTCGGTAATCATCGACACCAATGCCGTCACGCAATTCAGCCCTGACGCAGAACATGGCGGCATTTTCACCAAGGTCGAAACGATAAATGCGCAAGGTGAAACTTCTGCGATCATCGTAAAGCACGATTTTTACCAGGTATCTCAGGCGCTCGCGAATGCATGGTCCATGGAAGAAAAGGCGGTGCGCCATGCGTGAGCGCGGGATGATTTTCAATGCCGACATGGTGCGCGCCGTACTGAACGGCAGCAAGACGCAGACGCGCCGGATCATAACTCCGCAACCAAAATTAACAGAGCGCTCTGGCTTTGAATGGAAGGGGTATCTGTTTGGTGCTGGTAGCGATGACCGAGAAACCAATCGTAATTTTTCGCATGTCAAATGCCCGTTCGGCCAGCTTGGCGATCGCCTGTGGGTGCGTGAGACGTGGAGCACAGACTTTGCCAATTACTACCCCAACGACCGCGTCTGGTACGCAGCGGATGACAATCGCCGCCTGGATATTGAAGTTGTGGATGGCGTGCGCGGAATATACAGCCCTGAAAGCGATGTGCATGTTCCTTTCCGCTGGCGTCCATCCATCCACATGCCGCGCTGGGCTTCTCGCATAACGCTGGAGATTACCGGCGTTCGGGTTGAGCGTCTGGCGTCCGTTAGCAACGAAGACGCGCGCGCCGAAGGCTACCCAGCTGATCGCGCAGCAGACGGCGGCAACAGCGACCCGTGGCTCTGGTTCCGCGATTTGTGGGACGGCATCTATCCAGAGCAGTCGTTTAAGGTGAATCCGTGGGTGTGGGTGATCGAGTTTCGTCGTGTGGAAGGTGAATGATGCAGGCATATACGGAAGAGCAGAAAGCGGCGCTGATTGGGCGTCTGAATCAAATCGCAGAGAAGCTGAAATGGCATAACGCGGCATACGCGCAGGATGTTCTGCTGGCTGTTGATGCTCTGAACGCCACCTCGCCGCAGCCGGTGAAGCTAAACAGCAGCGCTGTTATGAGTCGTTCCTATGTTGTAAAAGCCATCCGCGAAGCTGGCTATCAGGTGGAGGAATGACTAATGAGCCTCGCAGCAGATCTGCTTCGGAAGCTTGATCGGCCAAAGCCTGTAAAAAATGTTAAGGGAGTAAACTTACATAATGGTCGATATGAAGTGCGCATATACCGAAAAGGAAAGCGGAATTACTTTGGGTCATATCTGACGCGGGAAGAGGCTGAAGAGGTGGCGCTCAGAAAAAGGCAGGAGATGAGCAGCCATGCCTAAATCCGCCGCCGAACGCAAAGCCGCGCAGCGTGCCAGACAGGCCGCTGCAGGCGGTAAAAAGCTTGAGCTGAAGCTGGATAGCCAGGAAGTCGAGATGCTGGCGCAGAACTGCGCCTCACGCCGCCCTGGTCGCGAACCGTATGAGCTGAACGAGTACATTACTATGCCGATCCGCGGTGACGCGATGGAGCTGGCGTAGCAGCTAAAAGCGCTGGCGAAGCGCCAGTGCGGAAAGTGTGGCGATCCCCTAACGGTCAGTGCGTGTCCCAGCCAGGGTAAATCCGCACGTTGGTTAACAAATGGATGGCATGAAAAGAAACAGCTGATATGCTTGTTGTTCGTACCAAAAGCGATACTTTAAAAGGTTTAATTAAGCCAGGCAAAGGGTATGAAAATGAAATTTGACTATTTGCTTATTGGTAATGGGATGGATGGGACGATTTATAAAGGCGATTACCCCTCAAAAAATCTAAAAGTCTTAAGAGTTCAGTTGTTCAAATCAGAAAACAAAAGTTTTTGTAACGATACGTATGCCTTTGAAATTCTTAAAGTTCGTCATCATGGTAAAACTTACGCCTTAGGTATTGCCAGGCCAATCAGACATCACGAAATGATTACGCTCTTGGAGGCTTCGCCAATAAAACCACTACCAGAAAAATAGAGTTTAAATAACCTGCTGCGGCAGGTTTTTTTACGCCCAAATTTTGGAGATAACCATGAATTTTCCAGATCCAGCAGATGAAGCAGCAGAACGCGAGCAGCAGCTGATAGCAGCGGCGCTGGCACGCCGCCCTGCACCTCAGATGACTTACACAGGTGAATGTCACTACTGCGAAGAGCCAATCGACAAGGGGCATTTTTGCAGCGATGAATGCCGAACTGACCATGAGCGCATAGAGCATGCTCTCCGCAATCAAAAGGTGGCATGACGCCGCAGACTGAAAACGCACTAAGGGCCGTAGCGCGTAAGTGCAGGAGCGAAATCCTCAAAGCCATTGATGGCAGGCCTAAATCAGAGCACGACCGCATCATCACCACCCTTCTCGACAAGCACGCCAAAACCATTCAATGCCTCCCGCCAGACACATTCACGGCAAAGCGCTGGCTGTCCTATTACGTGAGGCAGATTGATAAGGAGATTCGCCAGTGAATATCGTTAATGACTATGGCGGCAGCACCACCCCGCCTGAGCACCGCGACAGCTGGCAGACGCCGCCAGAGATATTCGCCGCGCTGAACCGTGATTTCCGTTTTGTGGCCGATGTGGCCGCCAGCGCGCAAAACCATCTGCTTCCGGTTTACGTCACAGAACAAGATGATGCGCTGGCGCAGGACTGGGCCGCTCAGCTACCGCTGGGGATTACCTGGTGCAATCCGCCCTACAGCGACATTACACCCTGGGTGAATAAAGCCGTGGAGGAATGCCGCAAAGGGATCGGAACGGTGATGCTGGTCCCTGCTGATACATCGGTCGGCTGGTTCAGCCTGGCGCGTCGAACCTGTACTGAGGTGCGATTCATTATCGATGGGCGCCTTTCCTTTATCCGCGCTGATACCGGTAAGCCAGTTAACGGTAACAACAAGGGATCGATGCTGCTTATCTGGAATCCTTTCATCTCTGATTTCGCCCTGACCAGCTTTGTCTCACGCGACACGCTGATGGCGATCGGCAGGAAATTACTCTCTGGCGAAGTGCGAGCCGACGAGCGCGCCGCATGACAGCCACCACTGACGACCTTTCACCGGGCGAGCTCTTAACTGACCTCGCCCTTTTTATTGCCCTTATACTTGCCTGGCTATGGCCGCCAAAGGAGTAGATATGGAATTGCGTGACGACACACTCGTTGACCTGAAATTCATCATGGCCGATACTGGTTTCGGCAAGACCTTCATTTATGACCGTGTTAAAGACGGCACCCTCTGCAAGCCCATCAAAATCAGCGGGCGCTCTCGCTGGAAGTATCGCGATCACATCGAGTTCAAAAACAAGCTCATCTCCGGCTGCAATGGGTAA